GCTCGCCTCGATACTCGATCTGGAAAGGCACGAATGGCTGTGGGCGCGTGATCACCGCGGCGCCACCGTATACAGCACTGATGACGGTACGCCGCGACGATGGGAGCATCTAGGTGAATTGCCTGACGGCTACACCACGAAAGCACCGACGTCGGCGTTCGACCATTGGGTAGTCGATCAATGGGTAACCGATGAGGTCTTGCGCGCTAAAGCAGCCCGTCAGGTTGCCTACAGCAGACAAGCGTTGAGCGATCAGTACGCCTTGGCGCGCATCAGCACCCTGCAGGATGCCACTGATCTTGGAGTAGCCACGGAGGCAGATAACTCCGCATTAGAGGCTTGGAAGCTGTATCGAGTGGAATTGAATCGCTTGAGCATCGCCTCATTGGCGCCCAACGATTTGCGATGGCCATCAAGTCCCAATGATGAAGCTTTGGCAGTCTGGCTTGGCGGACAGATTCGCTAAGCCCCGCCTAACACCTCGTTCATATCATACGGCCCCGCACGCGGGGCCTTCTCACATCTGGAGATTGGCTTTATGAGTGGTTTTTTTCATGGCGTTACCGTGACCAACGTCAATAACGGATCCCGCAACATCGCTTTGCCCTCGTCTTCGATCATCGGACTTGTGGACACATTTGAGCCCCGTGCTGATGTAACAGCTGGTGTTGATGATCTGGTCCTCATTACCAGCGAACGCGATGCCGTTAATGCATTTGGCGCTGAAGCAGCGATAACCAAAGCTTGTCGGGCCATTTATGTACGCAGCAAAGCGGTTATCGTAGCTTGTGGTGTCCAGAAGCACGATGACCCTGCGGAACAAGCTTCGGCGATCATCGGCGGCGTCCTGGCTGATGGTAAGCGCACTGGCCTTCAAGCGTTGCTCGACGGGAAAAGCCGTTTCAATGCGCAGCCCCGCTTGCTGATCACACCTGGCTACAGCTCTATCCAAGCCGTTGGCACTGCCCTCATTACGCTGGCTGACAAACTGCGAGGTGTTGCGATTCTCGATGGACCCCGCACGACGGACGATGCAGCGCTTGCCTATGCAGCAGGCTTCGGCGCCAAGCGCGCCTTCCTGGTCGACCCAGGCGTGCGGTACTGGGACAACGCTGAAGAGGCCACCGTCGATGCACCGGCCTCGGCCTGGGTCGCAGGCCTGTTCGCCTGGACCGACAGCGAGTACGGCTTCTGGGCCTCGCCGTCGAACAAAGAGTTCGTCGGTATTACCGGGACCACCCGCCCTGTGGAGTTCCTCGATGGCGACGACAGCTGCCGCGCCAACCTGCTGAACAACGCCAACATCGCCACCATCATCCGCGACGACGGTTTCCGCCTGTGGGGCAACCGCACCTTGTCCAGCGACCCGAAATGGGCCTTCGTCACCCGCGTGCGCACCCTGGACATCGTCATGGACGCCATCCTCTACGGCCACAAATGGGCCGTCGACCGCGCCATCACCGCCACCTACGTCAAGGACGTCACCGAGGGCCTGCAAGCGTTCATGCGCGACCTCAAGAACCAGGGCGCGATCATCAACTTCGAGGTGTTCGCCGACACCGAGCTGAACACCGCCAGCCAACTGGAGCAGGGCAAGGTGTACTGGAACATTCGTTTCACCGACGTGCCGCCTGCCGAAAACCCCAATTTCCGCGTTGAAGTCACTAACCAGTGGCTGACCGAAGTTCTCGATTCCGCCGCTTGAGGAGCGCAACCACATGGCAATGATCCCCGAAACCCTGGCCAACCTGAACCTGTTCGTCGACGGCGTCAGCTTCCAGGGCGATGTACCGAGCCTGACCCTGCCCAAACTCACCCTGAAGATGGAAGAGCACCGTCCTGGTGGCATGGACATGCCCGTGGAAATGGACTTGGGCATGGAAAAACAGGAAGCGGCCTTCACCACCAGCGGTGTGCGCCGCGAAGCGCTGAAGTTTTTCGGCCTGGCCGATGGCAGTGGCTTCAACGGCACCTTCCGCGGTGCCTTCAAAGGCCTCAAAGGCAAGATCAACCCAGTGGTGGTCACCCTGCGCGGCACCCTCAAGGAGATCGACATGGGCGACTGGAAATCCGGTGACAAGGCCGAGATCAAGCACAGCGTCGGGCTCAGCTACTACAAGCTCGAAGTCGATGGCCGGGTGATCTACGAGATCGATGCGTTGGGCATGCGCCGGGTCATCGACGGCGTCGACCAGTTGGCCAGCCAGCGTGCGGCACTTGGTTTGTGAGGAGATGAACATGGCTCAAGCGAAGCAACAACCGCAGTGGCTGACCCTCGGCGCCGACCGCGTGACCGTGCGCCTGTCGCGTCCCAGCCAGGCCAATGGCGTGCAGGTCGACAGCCTGTCATTGCGCGCCCCGACCGTGCGCGATATTCGCAGTGCCCAGGCCGGTGCGGGCGGTGATGACGAAACCCGTGAACTGAACCTGTTCGCCTCCCTGGCCGAAGTCGGCATCAAGGACCTCGAGGCCCTGGCACTGAAAGACTACAGCCGTTTGCAAAACGGCTATTTTCGCCTGGTGCAGGACGACGAACTTTGATCCGGCTCGGCAAAAGGCCGCTGCAAGGCGGCTGGCCAAGGAGCTGAACTTTTCCGCGAGCGAAATCATGACCATGTCGTACAGCGACATGGTCTGGTGGCTCGCGCCGTGACCAGGAGAAACCCATGGCGAACACACTGGTGTTCCCGCTCGGGCTCGGCGTCACCCTGATCAACCCGCTAGGCCATGCCATCGCGCTGCTGCGCCGGGATGTCGAACGCTTGCGCAGGCAAGCCGAGGGCACCCGGCTCGGCAGGCTGATCGGCGAGGTGGCGCACTTGGGGGTAGCGCTCGGCAAGCTGGACCAGGTCGAACAAGCGGCGGATCCAGAGCGCCAGCCGCACGAGCAGACGCAGGTCAAGCCACTGCGTGAACAGCTCACGCAAATCGAACGCCTACGTCAGCATTATCAGAGGCTGGACCGCGTCATTGCCGGTCTGGCGCAACTCAAACCGTTGCACGCACGGCTTACAGTGGAGGTCTGGCGCGCGTATGCAACGTCAGCCTCTGCCCAGGCCGCCACTGCCACTACCACGGTCGCTGCCGCCCACGCAGCTGCGCCGGCGGCGGTCGCCACGCAGCCCGCTGCCTTGCCAGCGCTGCTGGGGCGAGGAGCGGTTGCCGTCGCGGGGCTTGGCCTTGCCACCTATGGCGTGCGTAGAGGTGCGCGTCATGTGCTCGAGCGGCAACCCGTCGCCACCCAGCGACGCATGGCCAGGGTGGCAGGTGCAAGCTGGCGCACCCACCGCGTCGACGCCCTTGGCAAGGCGGCCAAGGCTTTATTGGAAGGAGAGGACGGCCAGGCGCGAGCCCAAGGCGTCGGCGCTGCGGCCGGTGAAATCGGTGGCAGCGTGCTGGGGGCCGCGCTGCCCTTGTTGAGCAGGAATCGCTTCGCCCGAAGACACGGCGCCACCCTTGGCGCCCATCTTGGCGAGGCGCTTGGAACCCGAACGGCGCGGATGTTGTACGGCTGGGTAACCGCGCCCGTCGATGTGCAGCCCAATCCTCAGGGCGTGCCTGTCGATGATGTTGCAACCGCTGCCGATGCAATGCCCAGCGCTGCGCCAGCGCCGCAGCGATCAGCCACCTCGACCGGGGCGGCTGCGGGTGTGGTCGCCGGTGCCCTGACCGTGGCGGGGGTTGCCGCTTACCGCAAAGGGCAAGGCCTGCCGCGCAACACGCGCCGACGCCTGTCCAAGGTCACCCGTGAACAGTGGCAGGCGCACCGCGTCGATACGCTGGGCAAGGTCGGCAAGGCGTCGATCACCGCAGAGGATGGCGAAGAGCGTGCGCAGGGCGTGGGCGCTGCGCTGGGCGAGATGGCCGGGCGACTGTTGGGCGCCGCGTTGCCACGCCTGACCAAGAGCCGCGCGGCTCGGAAATACGGTGCCGACGTCGGTGCGTATCTAGGCGAAGCGCTGGGCGGCCTGGGCGGTGCGGGCCTGTTCAAATTGGCCACTGCGCCGGCCAGCACGCCTGCGCCCTCACAGCAGGACGAACAGGGTGCTGCTGAGCCAGGCATCGCCAGTCAGGCGGCGCCGCAAGCACGCGTGGCGCC